CTAATCCATTAAAAAATATTGTAATTCCGCTTCTGGTGTTCTTTTCATTGCTTCTCTTAAAAATGCTATTAATTTTTCACTTATTCCATATTTTTTGTCAAGAATGTCTAAATCATAAGCTACCAAAATACCAGTAACCAAAACTATTCCGGCAACAGCAATAATAGCTGTTTTAGCCATATCCATTGTTATGTTGCCGATAAAATCGGCTAAGGTATATTCATCCTTAAAAATACTTTCCATCACTCGGTAACCAATAGAAAAGATAATACAGAATCTAACACTTTTAACAATACTTGAATTAAGACCTTGCTAGCCTATCCCCATTGCCAGCATTTTAGGGGGGGATTGGCACCGTATCGTGTTCCCCTGACAAGGCGTCTAAGACCTGCATGCCCTGACAGGTGAATATACCTATTTCCATTTTCTCCCACATGTATTGTCGCGGTGATATTTAACCTCTTAACCTCTGGATACGGTTAGCGCCATTATTAGGTGTCAGTGCTGTCTCAAACAGTATTCAATTTTTAGAAGTGTGTTTGTAATTCACTAAAATCTGATGAATAGTTAAAACAACATCAGAAAAATTATCATCTACAATATAAAAATAGCACTCAGGAACGTTTAATACTTTGGAAAATGCACACATTATTTCGAAGGTTAGCTGATGGGTTCCATTTTCATACTGTGATACTCTCGCTCGTGCTGACTTTTCATCTATGCCAGCTGCAATTCCAAGTTTTTCTTGCGTGATCTTTGCACGCAAACGAGCGGCTTTTAAACGTTTGTTGATCATAAATTTAACCGTCAGTTATTAAAAATGTAGTTGACGATATATTTAACATTTCTTAATACATTTTTTGTCAAAATTTACTTAACAAGAATCACTATGGGTTATTCACGTTTTCTATAGTTGGAGGATTACGTATCCACCATAAAACATCACTTAAAAGCCACGCGCAGGAATTACGACCAAAATGACAGCGAGGGGGAAATAGACCTAGACTTTCTAATTTGTGGCAATGTCCTCTCGATATACTCGTTAATCTTTTTCTCTCTGCTTCCCTTATTCTTCGCTCGAATTCTCCATAAACGGAAAGAACATATTTCTTCTGTTCGTCAGTAGGTAATATAAATTTTTTCATTACATTACCTCACCGCGAGATTCAGCGATACGTTGATCTATCCAGCCATCAATTTCTGATTCAACAAAAGCGACTGAGCGAGTACCTATTTTAACTTGCTTTGGGAATTTATCATCTGCGATAAGTCTGTAAATCCACGCCTTGCTATAACCAGTTCTGCGTTGAACTTCGGGTAGACGAATAAAATTTTTAGCCATTTTGTTTACTCCTATGTACGTTCAAATTACAAGAGCGATATTGGCATAAGAATATACCCTGATAGTAACGTTATCTCTTTATTGGACACGCAACAAGCTCTATACATTCAGCTTGTTTCTTTGAAAAACCCCGATCAACAAGAGCTATTATGATACTCTCTTGATTACCTCGGGTTGATTTATCATCAGGATTATATCCAACCCATTCTTTATTTCTTATTTCTATAGCAAGAGCTAATGGATCGTCTTGTCTAAAGTTGTTCAAAAATAAGATATCATCTTTTGAATTTAATTCGTTAGCAGTAAAGCCAAGAAGTTATTTTATTCAGCAAGCCCAGCGTTCTGTTAATGCATATATCAGATATCGGGATAAAGATAAGCCGTGTATTTCATGCGGCACTACAGAATCATCACAATGGGACGCAGGGCACTATAGAACGACATCAGCAGCGCCGCAATTACGCTTTGATATAAGACAAATACATAAACAATGTATTGTCTGCAATCGGCATCACTCGGGGAACCTGGTTCCATATCGGATTGAGCTTATTGATCGCATTGGTATTGAGGCTGTTGAAGATATTGAGAGTAATCATGATCGTCATAGATGGACTATCGAAGAGTGCAAAGCGATCAAGACTGAATTTGATGAGAAATTAAAGAAACTCAGGAGATTAAGCAATGACAATCTTCACTGATATATCGGCGGCAATTGATGAAGCAAGATTTTTACGACAGGAAACAAAGCATCATCATGTTGTCACTCAAAAACGAAATGGAACTCTCACAGTCAGACAAGAAGTCGGAATAAATAAAGAGAGCCGTCTACGTAAAGTATATAGCACTCGTTATGATTGTCGCATAGCAACAGTATTGCCGAACACTTAAAATAGCCGGGGTAAACATATGCGTGATATTCAACAAGTTCTAGAGCGCTGGGGCGCTTGGACGGCTGATAATAGGGAAGACGTTTATTGGTCCCCTATTGCTGCTGGATTTAAGGGACTCATACCCAGTAAAGTTAAATCGCGGCCACAATGCTGTGAAGATGACGCTATTGTTATTTCTAGCTGTATGGCAAAGTTAAACAAGAACAATAGCGACATTCATGATTTATTATTTGACTATTACGTATTCGGAAAAACATTCATGCAATTAGCCCATGATCATAAATGCTCTGACGGTCATATCGGTAAAAAATTACAAAAGGCGGAGGGTGTTATTGATGGCATGTTAATGATGCTGAATATCAAGCTAGAAATGGACAAACACATTGAGCGGGAACCTGCCAATATTAATTATTCGGTAATTTTTGAAAATAAACAGCAAAAAACTTTACGATCGTAAAAAGGGTGTTATTGTGATAAGAGTGATAGCTATGTCACGCAGCTTATCGAATTAACAAGCCTCGCCCAGTGCGGGGTTTTTTATTGCCTGAAATTCAGATAAGACTTGCTGTTGTCATTGTTCAGAGTTACATGTGTGTCTATGCACAATAACTGACCAAAGGTTTGAATTATCATGCTAAAACATGAAGATATGACAACAACTGCCGCTTGTGTGTTGGAAACAGTGCCACTGTATGACTGGGTTTCTATTCCTGATGTTTCCACTCTGACGGGGCTATCAACACCGCGTTGCCAATTACTTTTAACTCAATTTTGTCTGGCTGGCTTGATGGAAAGCCGGGACAACGACACCTTTTTCAAGCGTTGTCACTGATGGAGTAACTTCTTAAGCGGTAAAATGAACGGCGGGTGGAGTTGACGACGCCTGTCATTCGCCTGTTCTGTGCTAACCCGCGAGTAAGCCAGTATCGATTTGGAAAATACTGTGAATTTAAGTGGAATCATATTAATTAATGACGACTCTCTACGATTTATCAAAACGTTACCAGACAACTGCATCGACCTAATCGCCACCGATCCGCCCTATTTTCGGGTAAAAGAGTGTGGTTGGGACAGACAATGGGAGGATATAACGGCTTATCTTGTGTGGCTGGATGAAATACTGACTGAATTCTGGCGTGTGCTGAAACCCAACGGCAGTTTGTATGTGTTTTGTGGTTCGCGCCTGGCATCTGATACGGAAATCCTTGTTCGTGGGCGGTTCAATGTGCTTAACCAGATTATCTGGTCAAAACCTTTTGGTCCGTGGCGCAGGCAGAATAAAGAAAGCCTGCGGATGTATTTCCCGGCTACCGAACGTATTATTTTTGCCGAACACTATCAAGGACCCTATCACCCGAAATGCGGGGGTTATTTCCGCCAGTGTCGGGAACTGAAACAGTCGGTATTTAAACCGCTAATAGATTACTTCGGTGATGCACGAAAGGCGTTGGGCGTCACAGCCAAAGAAATTCACGCTGCGACGGGAAAAAAGTTGGCCAGTCACTGGTTCAGTGATAGCCGATGGCAATTACCCAATGAAGTGGATTATCAAAAGCTACAGGCGCTGTTTGCTCGAATAGCCAGAGAAAAACACCGGGGCGGAGAATTAAACAGACCATATCATGAGTTAGTAGGATCTCATCTTACTTTATCACGCCAGTATGAGGAATTGAGTCTGGAATATGGGCTGCTGCGCCGTCCGTTCTCGGTGACGGTAGATGTGCCTTATACTGACGTCTGGCAGTTTGCACCTGTTCAGTATTACCCAGGTAAACATCCTTGTGAGAAACCCGCCGAATTAATGGAACATATTATCCGCTCCAGCAGTCGGGAAGGGGATTTGGTGGCGGACTTCTTTATGGGGTCGGGCGCAACACTAAAGGCGGCACTGAAGCTGAATCGTAGGGTTTTGGGTGTAGAATTGGAAGAAGAGTACTTTAACCAAACTAAGCGGGAAATAGAGTCTATGAATTACGATTATCGCAAAAATATTTTTAAATTAATTGATTGCTGAGAAATCAAGTAGTATTTCTTCGGGTAGGCTCGGGAGCAAGAAGCGAAAGAGCCTCATCAATAAAGACACATCGAATATAAAGCCCACATCCCCCAGTCGTAGACAATAGTTACTATCTGCATACTGGCTGGTGTGGCATACCCAATACTACGTAAATATGGCTTTTGTATTTGATTAGATTCTGGCGGTATATTTGTCTCATTATTGATGTATTAGCTGTGGATAACTTTTCTTCTGAGACATAAATTTAAGATGTGACACAGTATCAAAATGTTGTATGATCGGTGATAATAATTATCAATATATTGGAGTGTTGATAGTGTCTGAAGATTACCAATCTGCTGTCTTCAAGAGTGTTCAAGACCGCCTGAAATACAAGTACCCGGACCCCTCATTAAAATTAGAATATCCGAGTGAACAAGCCCTCCAAGATCTAGATGCCGTAAAGAACTTAGGGAATTTTACGTGGGTTCCTTCGCTGAAATCGACCGTATTCACCAGCTATTCTTATAATCACCCGATAAAATTAGTTGTTTATTATAGAGGGTTGCCGGTTGGTTATGCTTTTGGTGGGTATAATGATCAGTGTTCATCTGTTGAAATAAGCTGGATGGAAAAAAGAAAGGATGCTCATGCAGATTTAAAAAATCAAATGCTTGGTTTGGCACTGGATTCATATGCTGCTTATGGCATCTTTTTGAAAAAAATGGGGTATTCTGTAGATAAGTTAGCAATTGTATCACCATTGGAAGGCGTGAAGAAATATTACCTGGAAAGCGGGTTTAGATATGATGAGGACTACAACAGGGGCACACCGGCGATGATTCTTGCGCTTAAAAATGAACAAAAGCGAACAAAAGTGAACAAAATAAGTTGAAATAACTTAGCTTATATCGCATATTAAGCGGGCGTAAAACATGTGACACCACTCAAAGATAGAGTGGTTTTTTGTCAAGTGAATCTCAAATACTGACATATAAGGGTGTGTCTTTTCTTAAGAAAGAACCGTATCCGAGGGGATATTATGTCATACTCAATGCAGCGAATAGAGGAAATGGCAGAAGAGATCATTTCTGGACTTTTTGCAGATGGTAAAACTCCAATGGAACAATTTGGTATTAATTGGAAGCAGGCTGAACGCTTAGAGCGCAATGCTCCCCAAGTAGTTATGGGGTATGAGCCAGATGAAGGTTGTTTGCAGCATGCGCGTTGAGGTGTATGAAACGCAAGCCAGTTGTTAAAACCCCAAAAAATATGAATTCAATATATAGCCTCGCCTAGTTGCGAGGCTTTTTCATTTTCGCCGCCGCAATGTCTCAACACTCCAATCTTTGTTGCGGTTGGCGCCTTAATTAACTACAACTCACAGGGGTAACATAGTTCACCCCACGGACGCCCATTTTATGGGGGTGGATATGAAACTCATGGACAAGCAGCCTGACATCTGGATGCAGCTATGGTTATGGCTGTTATCAGTCAAAGAACAGGGTTTAGGGGCGGCACTGGCTGCAACAATGGCGTATCTCAGAGGCCGATATAACGGCGGTAAGTTCTGGAAGACGATGATTGACGCGCTGATGTGTGCACTTATTGCATGGTTTATTCGTGACTTGCTCGTCTTCTTAAATCTGAGTACTGACTTAGCGTACATCGGCAGCGTGATTATTGGTTATCTGGGAACGGATTTTTTTGGCCAACTCATGCGCGGGACTTTGAATCGTAAAGCGGGGATAAAAGAATGAGTATAATAAGCAGGGGCATACGAAACAATAATCCCGGCAATATTCGCTGGGGGGATTATTGGCAAGGTCTGGTGCCTGGATCACAGCGTACCGATAAATCTTTCTGTCAGTTTGCCAGTCCTGAATATGGTATCCGGGCAATAATTAAAATTCTTCAGAATTATCATAAAAAATATGGAATCAATACAGTGAGCGGGATCATTTCACGATATGCGCCTCCCAATGAAAATAATACCGAGGGTTATGTTAATCGTGTGTGTAAAGACACAGGGGTGACTTGTGATCAAGCTATTAATGTGTTTGATCGGGCATTCATGGCAAAGCTGATTAAAGCCATTATTACCGTGGAAAATGGTAGCCAGCCCTATAGTGATGAGGTGATTGATAAGGCTTTTTCACTTTTGTAGGGTGATATGATGAAGTTTAATTCTCATAGCTACACGATTATTGCCCTGGCTCTTGCTTCGTTGCTGGCGTATCACTATTACGGTAAATACACCAGACAGCTTAGTACAACAGTTCAACTTCAGAGTGAATTATTGGAACAACAGAGTGAAATCGTTAATCAGCAAGAGAGAATAAGGCGCCTGTCTGAGTTGGATGTGAAGCACACAAAGGAGCTTGCCAATGCCAAATCTGAAATCGACGTTCTTCGCAATGATGTTGTCAATGGTCGTCGCCGGTTGCTCGTCAAAGCCACCTGTCCAAAGAGTAAAGCAGATTCCCCCTCCGGCGTGGTTAATGCAGCCACCGCCCGACCTACTGACACCGCTCAGAGGGATTATTGGACCCTCAGAGAACGAATAGCAGTAATCAATCAGCAGGTATTAGGCTTGCAGGACTACATCAAAACTCAGTGTCAATAGGTGACAAAATGAAAACGGAAGTTGACTTGATTTACTTTGAGAAAGACAGAGAAGAGGGCACGCAACTCAGTAAATACTACGTATCACACACAAATTCAGAAACAATCCTTGAGCAAACTCTCATTATTAACAAAAATCAATTCGGTAGATGTACCGCGAAAATGGAATTTGAAGACTTTCCGAAACTGACGTCAGAGAAAGATGCCGCGTTAAAGCTGGCGGACTGGATGAAAAGGATGTCTGAAGCAATAGAGGATCATTTTAAAACACAGTGTCAGTAACAGCCTCGTTTAATTCGGGGCTTTTTTATATCCGTATTTCACCGCGCACCGCAGCGCAACTAAAACGTCGAGCCTTTATTTAGGAATGAGCCTTTGAGGATCCAGCTATAGCTGATGCACTTCGACGGGCTGATTTCCTATGCGGCAAAGGTTCATTACCTAAGTAAGGATTGCATAATGACGCAATTAACAGTCAAAACCCATTCGTCTGTAACCGAAGCGCCAACCATGACCAGTCTTGAAATGGTTGATTACATCAATGCTGACAGGAAGGCTAAAGCAGAAGCGGAGGGAATGGGTTTTCCGTGTAAAAGCTACAGGAAGCTTGAGCATCGTAGTTTTATGAAAAAAGTACCAAAAGTTCTTGGGGAGGCAGCTGAAAAATTTTTTTCAGTTGATACTTTCATAAATGGCACAGGCGGGAAAGTTGAAAGAGATATCTATCAGAAACAGGAAAAATACAATGTTCAGATATAATTTAAAGCAAGCTGTCAAAATCAACATCAGCGGTGAAGTGGGTGAGATTAAAGGCCGGGCTGAATATATAAACAACCTCAATGACTATTTAGTCATCTATAGGGCATCTGACGGTCGCGCATCTGAGGCATGGTTCGATGAAAGTGAGATTTCATCGGCAGACGAAGAGTAACTCATTCAGAGCATTCTGCTAATAGAGTGCTCGATAGTAGTGATTTCTTTATGGACGCCCGGCGGGTGGATACTGACTTTTTAGCAGGAAATTCTGATTCCAACTGTTTCCAAGATGGAAAGGGTTCAGTGAGGGCTTTGATGTGGAAAGCAGGAAACCCGCGCCGCCTGAGTGGGTTAACAAGCAGGCATATAATCAGATAACAGGTCGCCCAATGCGGCCTTTTTATTTTAAGGGAATTAATTAAATGTCACTCACAGACAAGCAGGAAATGTTTTGTTGCGAGTACCTTGTTGATTTGAACGCGACACAGGCGGCCATTCGTGCTGGGTACAGTGAAAGTACAGCACGAAATATTGGCTGTGAAAACTTAGCAAAACATAACATTCAATCCCGTATTGCTGAATTGAAATCAAAGCGAAACGAGCGTGTACAGGTTGACGCTGAATATGTGCTTCGTCGCTTAGTCGAAATTGACCAAATGGATGTCTTGGACATACTCACTCATGATGGCGATTTAAAATCAGTGAAAGAATGGCCGGTAGTTTGGCGTACAACGTTATCGGGACTAGATGTCATTGCAATGTCGGGAGAAGAAAGTACCGAAACGTTACTTAAGAAAATTAAATGGCCGGATAAAGTTAAAAATCTTGAATTGCTTGGTAAGCATGTGAGTGTTCAAGCTTTTAAAGATCAAATTGAACAGAAGTCTGTTGTAACTCATAACATTATGCCAGTTCCGACATGTGACAATGTTGATGATTGGGAATCAGTAGCACAAAAACAGCAGAGTGAGGCTCTTGGTGAATGAGTTACAAAGTAGTTTGGAAGCCATTGCCGGGATCTCAATCGTTGGCTTTGAGTTGCCCATGTAATGAAATTCTGTATGAGGGGACTCGCGGACCTGGTAAAACTGCGGCGCAGCTAGCAAGATTTAGGCGTAATGTTGGTATTGGATATGGTTCATTTTGGCGCGGTGTTATTTTCGACACTGAGTATAAAAACCTCGCTGATATTATTACACAGTCAAAGCGTATGTATCGCCTGTTTAATGATGGTGCTAGGTTTCTTTCTTCTGCATCAGAATTGCGTTGGGTGTGGCCTAGCGGGGAAGAACTTTTATTCCGATTTGGTAAAGAGTCGGAGGATTACTGGGATTACCACGGGCAGGAATTTCCTTTTATAGGATTTAACGAGCTAACAAAGCAACCATCCTCTGATTTTTATGAAATGATGTTCTCGTGTCGACGTTCATCGTTTAGACCAGAAGACTACCCCAGAGAAGATGGATCTTTATTAAAGCCGATTCAACTGGAAACATTCAGCACAACAAACCCGTTTGGGATCGGTCATGCATGGGTGAAAAAACGGTTTATTGAACCAGTGCCACGAGGGACGGTAATTCGTGAAACTCAAAAAGTATTTAATCCACAAACAGAGAAAGATGAAGAAGTCACATTAACCCGCGTTGCTATTCACGGCTCGTATAAAGAAAACCCTTATCTTGATCCGCAGTACATTGCCACACTGATGAGCATTAAAGACCCTAATCGAAAAAAAGCGTGGGTAGGAGGCTCATGGGATGTAACAAGCGGCGGTAGGTTTGACCATCTTTGGAATGCAAATTTACATGTTATCAAGCCGTTTAAAATCCCTGATAGTTGGACAGTTGATCGCTCTCACGACTGGGGGGAGTCAAAGCCGTTTTCTAACCTGTGGTGGGCGCAATCTGACGGTAGTGAAGCAACGTTGCACGATGGACGCAAGTTCTGTCCTACTGCTGGGTCATTAATTCTAATCGGTGAATGGTATGGGTGTCCGCCTGATGAGTTAAACACAGGGCTAAACATGTCATCTACAAACGTTGCTAAGGGTGTCATGTGGATAGACAAGCGGCTGGTGGGAATTGAAGAAGAAGAGCCGAAAGAAACCAAAGGCCAAGGACAGATGCACATCATGCCGGGTATCTGCAAAAAAGTTATGCCAGGCCCTGCTGATAGTGCAATTTATAACACCGCTGATAATGAGCTATCAATCGGGCAGAAGATGGAAAAACAAGACGTGAAGTGGGTCGAATCAAACAAAAAACCGGGTTCGCGCATTAACGGTGCATCTCTTTTTGCCGACATGCTTGAGGCTGTTATTGAAGGCAAGAAAACCGAATCAGGCATGCCCGAAAAATCAGCTTTCTACGTATTTGATTATTGTCGTGGCTGGATAAGTCGAATTCCTGTTTTAGTCAGAGATAGCAAGAATCCTGATGACGTGGATACGTCACAAGAAGATCACGATTGGGACGCCACACGTTACCGCGTTCTGCATTCACCGCCGAAGAAAGTCGGCAAAGTCACCAAACTTCGGATGTAATCATCATGCCAGATATTTCAACCCCTAATCTTGATTATAATAACATGATCGAAGCATGGGATATTAATGACGCCTTAATGGGTGGTGCGCTTTATATGCGTCAATCGGGTGAGCAATACATGCCGCGTTGGCCCAACGAAGATAAAGACTCGTATGAAAAAAGATTGGCTGTTGCTACTCTTCTTCCTGCCTATGAAGAAACAATTAAACAGGACATAGGGCGCGTATTTTCAGAACCCACGCAGTTGAGCGAAAATGTTCCAAAAGAGATAGTTGAATTATGTAAAAATTTTGATCTTGAGGGAAATAGGCTGGATGTTTGGGCGCAAGAATGGTTTAGTTTGGCACTTCAATACGGTGTAGCTTATGCATTAGTAGAGTATCCTCGTGTCGATCACTTCACTACACGTACAAAAGCAGATGAAAAAATCATGGGTGCAAGGCCGTATGCGGTCATGTTGAATCCCCGCCAAGTTATAGGCTGGAAGTCAAAAACTGTTGGTGGGAAAGTAGTCATTACTGAATTGCGCATCAAAGAAGTGATCACGGTTGATGCAGATGACTTTGGTCAGAACCGGATAGAACAGATTAGGCATATAGTCCCAGGTCATGTGTTTATTTATAGAAAATCAACAGATAATAATGGCTCATCATCATGGGCTGTATTCGATGAATGGGATACATCACGAGAAGATATACCTTTTGTTCAACTTTATACAAAACGTTCTGGGCTAATGCGGGCATCACCGCCCCTGTTAAATCTTGCTTTATTGAACATCAAACATTGGCAGAGTCAAAGCGAACAGGACAATATTCTACATGTCGCTCGCGTGCCTCTGCTTAATGTTTTCGGACTGGAGGATGGACAGGAGCTAACGATTGGCTCATCAACAGCCACAAGATTCAGCGATCGCTCAAAACAGGGGATGGAATATACAGAACATTCCGGTTCAGCCATCAGCGCAGGTAAAGAGTCATTGCATGAGATTGAAAAACAAATGCGGCAGGCCGGTGCCAAATTACTGCGTACTGAGAATACATCGACAAAAGCTGTAGATCAGGTAACTGAGGAGAAAATGCAAGAGCAATCTCCTCTCTATACGATGGCAAACAGTCTTGAAGATGCATTGGACAATATTCTTCAAATTATGGCTGAGTGGCTTGAGTTATCGGCTGGTGGAAATGTTGATGTTAGAACAGAACTGGAAACATCAGAGCAGGTATTTAACCCACAGGCAGCTCTGGCTATCCAGTCACTGAGACAAGGTGGAGATATCCGGCGCATTGATGTTATTAGAGCACTTCAATCACTAAAAATTATTGATCCTGATGCAGATTCAGAATCTGTTTTAGATGAGTTAAATAATCAGAGTCCAGATTTGTTAGGTGACTAAATGGCAACGGTAAACAGCAAATTACGTGATGAAGCGATAGCAAGGAAGTTATTTTCTGGCCGGTATTCTAATCACGTTGCTCGCAGGATGGTTAAAAAACTCAATGAGTTTGACGCTGAATTAGTGACTAAGTTGGTAATGGCTCTTGATGATAGTAACTTAAGCGCTGAATCATTCACAGTAAAACGACTTGAATCATTGCTTGGTAGTGTCAGAGAAATAAACAAGCAATCAGTGACAGTCGCATTTACTGATTTGGCTGATGAGTTATTGGCATTAGCTAAATATGAGGCGGGTTATTATCCCTCACTTTTTGAATCATTATTGCCTGATGTTGTTCTTCGACATTATCCGTTGATGGGGATCACTCAGGATATGATTTATGCGACTACGATGGGAAGGCCATTTCAAGGCAAGTTGCTATCTGAGTGGGCTTCAGGACTTGAACAGGATCGGCTGGTTCGCATCAGTAATACAGTCAAGAATGGTTATCTTAACGGCGATAGTGCTTATGAAATCGGTAAAAAAATCAGAGGCCATGCAGCGCTAAATTATAGTGACGGTGCATTGCAGATGAGCTGGGCTAATGCTACCAGCATTGCAAAAACAGCCGTTAGTCACTTGCAGTCAATTGCCCGCAATGAATTTGCTCACGCAAACAGTGGGTTGATTAAGTGCAAACAATGGCTTTCCACTCTTGATAATAAAACATCAGTAATGTGCATTATTCGTGACCACAAGAAATATACGCTTGATGGTAAACCTATCGGCCACAAAATCCCTTATCTGCAAGGTCCCGGCAGGATACATTTCTGTTGCCGTTCCACTGAAAATCTTGTGACTAAATCTTGGAAAGAGTTGGGTATTAATGCTAACGAAATGCCTGTAGGGACACGTGCCAGTATGGATGGACAAGTTCCCGCTGATATTTCTTATCTTGAGTGGCTTAAAAACCAGCCACTTAAACGGCAAATTGAAATACTCGGTGAAACAAGAGCCAGGCTAATGCGCGACGGCGGTATAGATCCTTCGGCGTTCTTCACAGACAAGGGCGAATTTATCAATTTGGATAAGCTTAAAGAATTGGATGAAAAGGCATTTGAAGATGCTGGATATGAATGATTTTAGATATTTCTTTTAATTCAAATCACAACCTGCTTCGGCAGGTTTTTTATTACCTGCTGCTAGCGGATGCGAAGCGGTGCGCGGGTCGGATGACCTTATTTTAAGCCGGAAGGTTCGGAGATTAACTCATGAAATTGAAATTAGATGCAGACGGAAAAGTAGTTGTTGAGAACGGTATGCCGGTATATGTGCATGATGACGGCAAAGAAATCCCATTCGACGCTCCTGCCGCGTTGAGCAAAATTACAGCGCTGAATGGTGAAGCAAAAACGCATCGTGAAGCGAAAGAAACGGCGGAAGCCAAACTCACGCAATTCGCTGGTATTGACGACCCGGCTAAAGCCATTGAAGCCCTGCAAACTATGACCAAAATCGATCAGAAAAAACTGATTGATGCTGGTGCGGTTGACCAGGTTAAGGCAGAAATTACTAAGGCATTCCAGACGCAGCTTGATGAGGCCAACAGCAAGAGCAAAACATTGGAAGAGCAGCTTTATAAAGAGATGATCGGCGGGCGCTTTGGTAGCTCTGCGTTTATCAAAGATAAGATAGCAATTCCTTCTGATTTTGTTCAGGCACGCTTCGGTCAGTCATTCAAAATCGAAGATGGCAAAGTGGTTGCATATGACCCATCAGGCAACAAAGTGTTTTCACGCACTAAACCCGGTGAGCTTGCTGATTTTGATGAAGCACTGGAATTCTTGGTCGAACAGTATCCACAGAAAGATCACATTCTTAAAGCATCCGGCAATAGCGGCGGCGGTTCACAACAGACGCAGCATCAGCACGGACAAAAAACAATGAAACGCTCGGCTTTTGATTCACTTGATATTGCGGGTAAGCAAACAGCACTTAAAGACGGCGTGTCAATCATAGATTAATTGGAGTGACAAATGGCAGGAAATACCCTGACGGGACTTATCCCGACAATTTATACAGCATTGGATGTTGTTTCTCGTGAGCAAGTGGGATTTATTCCTGCTGTGGCTCGTAATACCAAAGCGGATGCCGCCGCCAAGGGGCAGGATGTTACTGCGCCCGTTGCACCCGTCGCAAAGACAGTTGATATCATTCCTGGTCCCACAGCACCCAATGACGGGGATCAGGAAATAGGCACTGTTCAAGTGAAAATCACTAAATCAAAAATGGCACCAGTCAAGTGGAACGGTGAGGAGCAATTGGCAATTGGTCCGGCTGGTACTTATAACACCATTCTTGCGGACCAGTTTAAACAGGCATTTAGAGCCATTTCAAATGAAGTAGATGGTGACATTGGGGCATTGTATTTCGGCTCGTCACGCGCCATCGGCGCTGTGGGTAAGACGCCATTTGGTATCAAAGAAGACCTGTCCGATTTTGCCGATGCTCGACGTGTACTTGAAGATAACGGTGCGCCGACGACTGATTTGCAGATGGTTCTTGGTTCTGCTGCTATCGCAAATATCCGCGGCAAACAATCTGTTCTGTTCAAAGTGAATGAAGCGGGTACGGAAGATCTTCTGCGTGAGGGTACAATTGGGCGTATTGAAGGCTTTAACCTTCATAACTCGGCGGGTGTTAAACGGGTAACGGCGGGAGATGGAACCGGGTTCCTTGTTAATAAGGCGGAAGGCCATAAGGTGGGTGATCGTTTGATCTCTGTTGATACTGGAAAAGGAACAATGAAACCCGGTGATATAGTCACGTTTGATGGTGATGAACATAAATATGTTGTTGCTGTTGCAACTGCATCAGTTATCACTTTATCAGCGCCCGGCCTGTTGCAAGACTTGGCTGATGATACCGAGGTTACCGTTGGTGCTAGTTACACAGCAAATATGGCGTTTGATCGTAATGCATTCTTGCTGGCCTCCCGCACTCCTGCAATGCCAGAAGGTGGTGATACTGCGGATGATGTGATGAATGTTACCGATCCTGTATCGGGTATCACTTTCCAAGTCGCACTGTACCGTCAGTACCGCCAGGTTCGTTATGAAGTTGGCCTTGCGTGGGGCGTGGCTTCGGTTAAGCCTGAACATTCAACTATCATCTTGGGTTAAAAATAGGGGGATTAACCCCCTTTTTCATGAGGATATATATATGGCGGGATTAACTAAAGAACAACGTGCAGAGCGTGATGCAATAAAGCAAAAAGAGCGGCCAGATAATCTTACCTCTGTTGAACCTGTTGAGGTAGTCATACATATGACTAGGAATGTTCCATCTTTTGCTGATGGTCCAACTGAAGCTGATGTTCATCCAGAGGAGGTAGAGTGCTGGATTGATGATGGTTGGCAAGTGAGTGAATAGAAAGAGGTGAACATGTTAGTAACTGACTCATCATCTCCTGATTTTGATAGCTATGCGAGCGTTGAAGATTTACGAACATTTGCAATATCACGTAACTATGAAATTCCAGACAATGATACTGCTTGTGAATATCTACTCATGCAAGCAATGGATTATCTGGTGGGATTGTGCTGGAAAGGTAGCCGAACAGTAAAAGATCAGCTATTGGCGTGGCCTCGTGAGGGGGTAATTGTTGATGGTTACTTGTTGCCAAAAGATATTATTCCAAGGCAAGTTATTCAGGTTCAATGCCGACTTGCTATTGAAGCTCAGGAAATAGATCTTACTCCGTCGTTCGCTGGTGGTGGTGAAGTTACTCAAGAGACGATTGTTGGCGCTGTTAACGTTTCATATGCAGAGCGAACTAGTGCTACACCTCCGCACTTTGCATGGCTGAATGGTTTGCTGCGTGGGATGATTGTCGGAGCTAATCAAATCAGCTTAGTGAGAGGGTGATATGGCTAAGTTCTATCCGCGAATGCGCAAAACGGCAGATAAGCTTATTAAAAAATATGGTATGGAATTCGAGCTCTTACGCAAAGGTAAGATAAAAGTAATTAATGGCATTGAGCATTATGAACCGGATAGTTCGTTTAAACCCATTGGCATTAAGACCTATTACAAGGCTAGTGAAATTGATGGCAAATTAATTCTTGCCGGAGATATTCGCATTGTATTTACGGGTGAAACAGAAATTAAAGTGGGTGATATTGTCACTGTCGATAATGATAAATATCGCGTTATAAATAACAATCCATCAAAGCCCGCTGACACACTCATTTGTTATCGTGCGCAACTGAGGAAATAATATGTCTGATTCTAATCAATTTATGCAAGCGATTAATGCATTCGTTGATAAATATCAGCGTAATGCTGAAACTGTCGTTAAAGTTGCAAGTATGAGGATTCTTGCAAAGCTTGTGGATATATCGCCAGTGGGTAATCCTGAATTGTGGAAAGTAAACAAAACGGCGAGAGATTACAATGAGGCTGTATTTGAACATAACGAAATGCTCAGATTAGATCCCGATAATCTTACGCCAAAAAGAAAATGGCTTAAAAAGCGGGCTCGTGTCAATGATAGTATGGATTACTACAAGCCAGCTGGTTATACCGGCGGAGCATTTCGTGGTAACTGGCAAGTGTCGTTTAATGAACCCGCAGAGGGAGAAACTAATCGTATTGATAAAAAGGGCAATATGACGAAAGCTGTTGGTAATTTAATGATTGATCAGTTTAAGGTTGGTATGAAAGCTATTTACTTCACAAACAATCGCCCTTACTCATATAAGCTTGAATTCGGTCACTCGTCACAAGCTCCAAATGGAATGATAAGAGTGACAGCAGAAGAGGCTGCAAGTATGTTCAGGGATGCCGCCGCTGAGGTGAATGAATGAGTACATCAAAGATAATCAGTCTTATTAAAGCTTATGTTGGTGATTGGGCTGCTAAATATAATTTCCCTGTTGAGTATTCGAATATTGAATTTACCGATACTGAAAGTATGTATTTGCAGTGCCATGTTATGCCCGCTGCGACTGATAATATTGGTCTTGCATTGGATATGCAGATATATCGCGGGATTGTGCAAGTTAATATTGTTACGAAAGCCGGGAGGGGGGAAGCTGAAGCGCTATCTATTTCCGAGCAATTATGTAATTTGTTAAAAAACGGATACGAAATCGTTGATGATGATTTCAAGGTCTATTTTAACGGCGAGCCAACTGTTTACCCCGGTATCCAAAATCACGTTCATTACGTAATACCCGTCAGCGTACCGTATCGCGCTGATGTTAATGTTAATTAATGATAAACAGATTAATTAATACTACCGCTTAATTGCGGTTTTTTTATGCCTAATATGAGGTGAAGCATGGCATTTAACATTCCCAATGGCTCAAAAGTTTACATTTCAAATGAACTGGGTAAGTCCGCAAATATTACGGCGGCGACTAATGACAAAGAAGTTGTTTTGACCGTAGATAATTTAAACGAGATTAAAGCCGGCGATATCGTACAGATCGAGTCTGGTTGGTCAAAAATGAAAGGGGCATTCCGCGTTAAAGTGGCATCAGGAACATCGGTTACCCTGGAGGGGATGGATACAACCGATAAAGATAATTTTCCACCCGGTGGTTCTGTTGGAACAATTAAGAAGGTTGTTGCATTTACCCGAATTGAGCAGGTTTTAACGGTAAGTATTGAGGGCGGGGACCAGCAATCGACAACTGTCCAGTTCCTTGAAGATGACCAAGCTCAAAACGTAGATACGTTCAAGAACGCGGTAGTGATGACGTTCAATTTTGCGTATGACCCGACATTACATGCTCACAATCTACTGATTGGTTTTGATGAAAGTAAGGAACTGGTGACAGTCTATTTCTTTAATAAGAAAGCCGGTCATGATCGCTATTTTAATGCCACGGTTTCATATCAGGAAATCCCGAAAACGGCTATCAACGAGGTTGAAAACATTGATGTGAAATTCTCGCTGCGTTCTAAGCAAATGATCTATGTGAGATCAGCAAAAAAGTAACTACGGTATCTGGGGAGTCCTTTGATACTGATAAAACAGTAACAAAGCCAAATTCAGATACCGATGCTAATAATTTACAGGTGAATAATGAGTCAGATTACATTAAATCCAAATCCAACATTTAAAGAAGTGGTGAAAATAACCGTACCAGGTGGTGGTGAAGGTGAATTAACTTTTGAATTCAAACATTATCCGTTGAGTAAGCTGGCTGAAATGGGAAAACAGGATGGCATGACGAACGATAAATTCATCTTGTCTATTGTCTGTGGATGGGGGTTTAAAGAACACGAATTTAATCAAGAAAACCTGGATACATTACTTGATAATTATCCACAGGCTTACGAAGCAATAATTACCACTTATTACCAGTCTCTTGGCCTGTTCCGCGAAAAAAACTAATTGCGGTTGCGCGGGCACTATATACAAAACCCCAATCCGAATTTGAATTGGAAATGCTCGGTGATATCGCTGACGACGTTGAAGTCTGGCCGGATGTATGGGAGTCATTTCTGACATTTCAAGCCATGTCTACGCAATGGCGTGTGGGTGCAGCCGGTGCAACAGGACTTGATTACAATGTCTTACATTCAGTTATGGATTTAATCGACGTAAATGACCGCGCAACTGTGTTTAATGATATTAGAGTGATGGAACGTGAAGCTCTAATAATCATGCATTCAGAAAATAGTTAATCAGCCTCGGTATTCACTGAGGCTTTCTTTTATGTGCTTCACACGCACGAATCAGATAAAACCCAGAACCTTTTCACAAATGCACCCTTGAGGACTGCCAGCGGTTGGCTGCCTTCTGGGGCTGGTATTCCTGTGTGACAAGGGTTCATTTTTGAGCAGGTAATAAGCCATGAATAATATTTTCCCAATGGAGTATGAAAAACAGTTGTTCCCATTTAGTAATGAATGT